AGAAACACTGGTTGGAGCACTGGATCTAGACACCGGAGGAGACGCACTCGTCGTCGACGAAGATGAGATCGACGTCGTAGTGCTTGAAGGCACTGTTGCGGTTGACGGGGCGGACGGAGCTTTCGGAGGGGTGATCGCCCGAGTCTTGGGATCGTACACCGGATACTGCGAGGTGTCCATCCCGAGAGCGACGGCTCGGTCTCTCGTCACTTTGTGGATAGCCCCCTTGGAGGACATCTCGTTATCTATGTCTCGCTGAGCAGATGCCTTGAATGGTGCTTGAACCGCACCGACTGCCTTGCCGACTAGGTCCTTGCCTTTCTTCCACATGTCGAGGACGAAGTTGATCGCCCCCGATATCTTCTCGACAGTTCCATCAATGAAGTCGCCTATCTGTTCTCCAAATCTCTCATGGAGCCATGTGCCAATGTTCCATCCGGCGATGCCTGCACCTATCAACATTCCGACAGGACCAGCCAGAATACGACCAACGAAGGATCCCAGTTTCAACAGAGGACCTGCCACTCGCAGCGCGCCGACAGCGATGCCCTTGAGCACACTTACTGCACCGGAGACCAGCTTCCAACCACCGAGCACTTGAAGCAGGTTGCCGAACATTCCCTTGACCATGGTGGCTTTTTCAAGCACTCTGGACAGGAACGAACTGCCTTCGGATGGAGAAGCTGATCCCACTTTACCAGCGATGCGTTCCAATGAAACGCGGATAGCCTTGAGCAGATCCATCTCCTGATCCTTCCGCAGAGAGTCAAGCTCCCCACCGGAAGAACGAGCGCTGAGACTCCCGAGGCTGCGCACCTCGTCGGTCAGAGACTCCAGTCGGAGGTTGACCCGGTTGAACTGTTCCTCTACAAATGATCGCAGTCCAGACGGCTCACCGCCCGAAGTCTGCGTGGTCCCGGGTGTACGTGACGTAGTGCCCACTGCATCGCGCCAGATGTCTGCGATATCAGGTGGCATCGAATCGTCTTTGGCTCCGTCAACAGTCTTCTGACGCGCGGAACTGCGCGGGCTCGGATCAAACGGAACCTGAAAGTCGTCATTGGTGTTCGCATGAGGGACGAAGCCACCTGTACTGGCGGAAGGTATAGAGGTTGAAGCACCGCCTCGATCGTATCCACGTTCGATCGTGGAGTTGAGACCGAGAGTCTCTCGTCCTTTACGAAAGTCCTCAAACTTCACGTTCAGAGAACCACCCTTCTTCTTCTTCAGGCCAAACAGTGCGCGAGACGATCCGCCGATCATTCGAGCAACTTGCTTGAACGTCTGAGAGATTCGCTTCGGAGTAGTGCTGACGCTTGTCACCACCGAGCGAGCGATGTTTGGCAAGGTCCTGGTCAAGAACATACCAGTCCGTGAAATCGCACGTCCAGTGCCTCGCACCAGACGAACAGCCCCGCCAACGGATATGTTCTTTGATACCCCAAGCGCGTTCAGGAAGTTCTGAACTCTCTCAGCTATCTTCTGACGACTGTCGTCCCTGGTCTCTCGGTCCGCGATCACGTTAGCAATGCGATCCGCGTCTGGCTGAGCCAGGTTGTATTCGTCTTGATAGTTCTCAAGGCGACGATCCAGAGTGGATAGAGCAGCAACGATGTCTCGCGGAGCCAACCACGGAAGAAGAGCATACTCGTCGAGATACCGGAGTATCTCGTCGAGGTCGTCACTCATCCGAGTCAGATTGCGCTTGGCTTGAGCATCATGGTTGACCGTACCAAGAAGGTTCAGCACTTCCAGTCGCACGTCGTTCCAGCGACGAAGCATACGACTACCCTGCTGATCCAGCTTCGCGTACATGTTGCGCTCGCTAGTGAGCGAAGCACGATACAGGCTAGAAGTGGCAAGACTAGTCTGTTCAAGGATACCGTTCTGCAGACGGCTCATCATCCCATCGACTTCAGTCTTAATGGACTTGCCGAGTTCCTCCAAGGCATCATGCGCACGCTCAAGTACTGGCTCACTTGAGTTGGATTGGGTCAGCTCCTCGACGTCCTTCTGCAGAAGGTTGAGGTTCATCAAGTCATCCCGAATCTTCTTCAGGACGTTCTTGTAGGCCACGCGTTGGACCAAGTTCTTCTCGGTCTCAACGAATGAGTGTAGTTGCTTGAGGAGGTCCAGCGTGAACTGGAACTTGCCTTCGGCGACTTTGTGTGTGCTGAACTTTCCAACCAACGTCCGCAAGACCTTGAGCCGGGCAATCTGCTGAGGATTCAGCCTATCGAGATTCGTCTCGGGATGGAGATCTTGAATGCCTGGAACGGACTTCTTCAGGAAGTCGACGTCCGATTGTGAGGGTGCGGAGCGAAAGATCATGGAGGTTCAACCCTTCATCGACCAAACGGATTGGCAGCGGAGGCAGCAAGTTGAGCATCCTGCTGTCTCTTGAGCCGTTTCTGTCTGGCCGAGGATATGAAGTAGAGGAGGGTGCGCAGCTCTTGATCGAGCGACAAGAAAATTCCGTATTCGGTCGCGACATCCACTATCCCGTTGAGGAGGAAGTCGTCCGAATACGCTTTAAAGAAAGGAGTGCGCCGAGATGAGAACAGGGTTCTCCACCTCAGCGCCACACTCCGTGCATTTGAATTTGATACTTTCCTTCACGCCGTACAGGGAGACCCGCACGCGCCATTCATCGAGCAGGTCCTGGACGTCAACAGACTGCTGCTCAATGAGCTGGATGCGATCCTTGAGGCTCACCGCCACACCGTCGATTCGACGAACACAAGAGGCCCGGTCGGCCATGAACTCCATCTCGGTGATGATGTCCTTGTACTTTTCGTCTGCCGACAGGTCGTCGTGCAACTCGATGGTGTCCTTCATGCGAGGCACGTCCAGCGTGTAGCCGATGGATTCCAACGAGGTGAGGAGCTCTTTGGCACTGTCCTCGAACCCAGTCATGTAGTCGTCGCTCAAGTCTTCCTGCTCAAGCCACGTCTTGTTGATAGTGTGGACAGAGCGTAGAGACTCAGGTGATACCTTGCCGTCGCGGACTCGCTGCAGGTGAGACTGGCTGTTGCACACACCGTTGTGGATCAGCTGGGTCTTCGTGTAGCAGTTGAGGCGCAACCAGTACAGAAGGAAGAAGAAATCAGGCAACGTCAGTTCCTTCGCGTCGAACCCGATCAGGGAAGTGAGCGCGTTGGCGGAGTGGACATCTTTCTTCTCGTTGGCCGAGCGGAAGAACTTGGACTGGTGGAAGCCAGTCATCGGGCGAACGAAGCATTCCTTGAACTCCGGTCCATAGAACTCGAAGCGTGAAGGCAAGTACACCTGGACTGGGATAGGACCAGAGGTCGTGGTGACCGCAGGGTTTACCTGCACAGCAGTGGGATCTGGGATTGGGGCTCCGGGATGTGGGAGCTCCGTGACGCGAACCTTGGGTGCAGAAGCACCAGAGGTTGCAAGATTGGCAGGAGTCGCAGTCGGTCGTTTGAACGCGGCTGTCGATCGACTCACAGAGAGATCGTCGTTATCAGACATTTTCTACCTCGATGGGTGAATGGTGAGAAGGGCAGTAAGCCTCAAGCTGCGAGATACACGTAGTCAACACTAAGGGTGAGCACGAAGGAGTTTGGCTCAGAGGACTTGTAGTCCATTGCAGAGGAGTGTCCCAAGGAGACTGGGAAACATCCGCCGAACAACATAGAGTACACCTGACGATGCTTGGCATCGTAGATGTTCACTTTGACAGACTTCTTGAACTCAGCAGGCAGGCGGAACCCACCAGTCGCGGTCATGAAAGTCTCTTCAGCCCAGCTAGCTGAAAGGGCAGCAGCAGCCCCTGTGAAGTCGTTGTAGAGCTGGATCGTCAAGTTGTCAGTGATGATCTTTGACGGGTAGGAGAGGTTTCGGCCGTGGAAGTACCGATGATCCAAGTCGAACTGGATGTTCGGTGCTTGAATCGATTCCAGATAGATGTAGGGGATTGGCTCAGGATTGCCAGAATCGATGATCATCCCTTCCCACTCGTAAGCAAGAACAGGATCACCACGACTCAGCACGTCCCCGAAGGCAGAGCGTTCTTGTCCGATGTTGCCACGAAGGCCACCGGATACGCCACCACCACTGAGGTCCGAGGAGAATGAGTTCAGGGCGCCGAGGCCCGATGAGGATTGGGAAAAACTACCAGCCTTCTGCTGAGTGACGATAGGGTTTCCCAGAGAGGAACCGAAGATGGAGTCCATCAGATAACCTTCACAGTGTCCGTCGCACCAAAACAAAAGGAGGCACGAGGCCTCCTTCTGGGTTGGGTTGATCAACTCTCAGAGACCCAGTCGTACGAGAAGTTAACCGAGTACTGGATGATCTGGCTGGCCTGGTCGAGGGTACCTGGGGTGACCTCGAGAGGGAACAGACCGTACAGCTCGAAGGTGCGAACGACCAACGGGCGATCATCGTAGAGTTGGAGGGATCCAGTGACTGCGTACTCTGACTTGTAAGAGCCGGAGTTGTTCTGCCAGGAACGAGCCATTTCGTGCCAGTTCACAAAGGCGTCGCGCGTCGAGGAATCACGCGATTCGAAGAACGTCGCTTCCCACTGCTGAGACCAGACGCGCTTGCCTGCGAAGTTGAGCTTCACACCGTGGGCTTCCAGGGGGACTTGTTCCACTGCGGAGTTCGGGATCTGGGTGGACACACACTTGTAAGTGATGCCGCGCGGATCAGCCAGGCCAGGGATGGAAGCCAGGATGATGTCCCAGTTCCACGTCTGCAAAGGGTCTTGTACCGAAAGAACTTCTTTCAAATGTGTCCGTGCCATGAATAGGTCCTTAAAGACGTTAAGAGTTGCTCACTGAAGGAGCTTGACAAGATTTCTTCTAGACTTCTGGTGCCACTCTTTTGGCAAGAGCACTACCTCGTGGTCCCTTCGCACGAGCAGCCACCGGACATCCGGGTTAGCACGAGCTTTCGCCACATTGATTTCCAATCGATTGCCTTCGATCAAGGTGAAATGCGACTTCACCTCAAAGTGTACATCCGCTTCCGAACCTTTGACCGTGAAGTCTGGGAAGAAGTAATGCTCGGCACCACCGTATTCGTACATCAACCGAGATCCAATCTCTGACTGATGTTTGACACGACGAGCTCCGTACTTCTCCACCAACACGACCGCGGCTTCAGGCTCGTAACCTTGCCCTTGCACCACTCGTTTGCCAAGGTTGAACGGCCGAGCGTTACGAGCTTGCTTGTGTGCACGCATGAACACTTCCTTCAGTTGCATGGGATGATCCACCCCATGCTTCTTCTGAAAGTTCTCACGATGCTTGCGAGCGTTGGCGAGTCGGTCAATGTCCAGAGGGCAGGAGACACCGTACTCCCGGAGGATAGTGCCCACGCGACGACCGGCAGCACCAGGGACCAGCATCATACTAGAGACCCCATACCGTTCAATCAGCTTAATCTGGGTGGCCTCCGCGTTGGCAGTGCCCCGCTTGCTCTCAAACTCCTTGCGAACAGCAGTTCCTTCCGGAGTCTTCAAACAAGGAACGCATACACGGAACTCTGGAGTCCGGTGATATCTCTCTCCGCATACGGAGCAGACCTGGTTATTGATCACTGCGTTCGTCAGACTACGCAACCAACTGGCAGCTTTCACGTCACCGCGATGAGCATACAGCAGATCGAAGGTCTCGGAGTCTAACCGATCACGAAGGAAGATCGAAATGTACTTAGAAGGATTCTTGTCAAACTCTCCAATGAGACTGGAGAGAAGTTTGGTTTGTTTCTTGGAGAAGAGCATGGAAGGTCACTCACGTTTGGTTGCTGAGTGACCTTCACAATCACAGGCTGGCGATTATGGCCTCGGTCACTTCCAAACCTTCCTTCGAGATCACCAGAGTCATCTGGATTTCACGGACGGCCAGGATAGGAACGATGATCACGGCGATAGCCAGCACACCGGAGTTCACCAGAGCAGCCGGGTTGTTGGTGTCATCACAGACCACGCGGAAAGAACGGATACCGCGACCGGCTTGCACCGTACGCAGGTAGTCTTCCAATGCGAGCACCAGTTGACGACGGAGGATGTCGTCGCCCGGTTCCTGCAGACCGTACAGCAGGTAGTCGTAAGCCGACCGCTTGATGATGTTGCACAGCACACGGATGTTCGTGAACTGCAGTGCTGAGTTCTTGTTGAGAAGCGTGTTCGCTTCCCACAGGACGGTACCTTTGCCGGTGAAATGGCGCGGGTAGCTCAGATTGTTCTGGTACAGGTAGGTGGCCTGACCATCATCGAACTTGAGACGCACATCGGGCACGCCGAGCTGACCGCGATTCAGACCTGCAATGGAGAACCACGGCTGAGTCGTACGACTCACGCGAGCTTGGAGCGCTGCGGTGAGGCCGGACATCGGGGTGTACAGGATCTTGCCGGTGATCGGATCCATCTGCAGAGCATCCGAACAGGTCAGCATCGAGTAGCTGGAGTTCAGATTCAGCGTCAGGTTCCGGAAGTCCACGATGTCCTGTGCGGAGTTCGTGGTACGCGGGCAGTCCAGGTGACTCACGCAGTCCGAGCGCTGTTGCGCCAGAGCATCCATCGCATACTGAACGAACACCGAAGTGCGACCAGCGTTGATCAGGATGTCGATGACGTACATCTCCTTATCGGAGAAACCAGCCCACTTGGCGTTGATGTCAGAAGCCAGAGGAGCAGCACCCGAGTCACCACCAAGCAGAGCAACGACCCCAGTGTTGGTGAGCGTAGGCATCGTACTCAGGTTCTGCAGGTTCGACTCGACGTTGAGGTAACGCGAGAACGGATTCACCCGTTGGGTGATTTCCATCTGCAGGCCAGTCTCGTCCGTCTGCTCAGTGAGCGAGCAGTTGTAGGTTTCAACAGCGCGTGTGGAAGAGACGTCCAGGTCGTAGACGAACAGCGTGAAGTTCGGCGAGGCCGGAGCCATGTCGAGAGCCGAAGTGATCGGAGGACGATCAGCATCCGGGGTGATCGCACCGTGGTCGGTGTACTCGTACGAAGCGGAGCCCACCTGATCCAGGAACAGCGGAGTGCCCGCCGCGCGGCCGTAGATGCGATATCCGATGGCTCCGTTGACTGGGGACCAGCCGATGGTGGTGGTGTTCGTTGTGGAAGCACCACCAATGACCACGGTGAGAGGAGCCGACGCCAGAGACTCACCGGTCGGTCCGACAGCCGCAACCACATATTCGTAGGTGCCGGCCAGCAGGTTGCCGTCCAGAGTGGTGGTAGTTGCGCTCAGTCCAGAGGGAGGGACCACGTTCTGCGATTGGATCTTCACGGCAATACGGTTGCCGTAGGAACCAGGACCCTGCTTGGCAGTGAACTGGAACAGCGGCGTTTCGCCGGCGATGACCCCAGATTCATAGTCTGGATTTTCGGGATCAGCCACGCCACCGGAAAGACCGATCAGCTGTGTGCTCAGAGTTGAATCCATCTTCGCGGTGGCCGCTGCGTACTTGTAGCCGCTACCTGCACAACGAACAGCCCACAGAGAGTTGCCACCCTTGAAGAAGTCGAGAGCCGAGTAGACGTCGAAGGACACGCGAGCATCCGGGTCGCCGAAGGCAGCCCGGAAGTCATCGGCGTTCGAGAAGAAAGTGTTCTTGAGAGGACCCTTCTTGGACACCACCACCAGGGCGGCTGTCGCGGGAGAGGCTCCGTTGAGGGATGAAGAGAGGTCGACTTCCGTGATCCGGACGTCAGACGCTCGACGCATGAGGACTGCCATGTTCTATGTTCTCCGATGGTGAAGTTGGTTCAAGCGTTCTTGATGACGAGCGACTTGTCGCGTTCGGTGTACGTCGAGGCCACACGGGCACCGGCTGGTAGCGTGACGCGAGACATGGGCTGAATGAACACTTGATCCTTTGTCCCATCGGCCATAACGATGTCGACCGGCTTGGGAATCTTGGTGGGGTTTTGAACGATTTCCATTGGATACCTCAGCACTGAAAGAGGATCACCTGGGACACGGTGGATCCTTCGTTGGAAAGGACCATCTGCTGGACGGGGGCATCCAGCACGAGGGACTTGTTTACCGAGAATTCGGCGGATGGATTGGAAACATCATCCAGGGTGAGTTCAGCCCGGACGGGTGAGGTAACTCGGAGCACGGTAGCGGACACGCCGCCAGCAGGGGATGTGATGGTCCGCGACTCGCCGGGATTCAGCGAGAAGGCAGACTGGTTCCAGGTACCTTGCGGGTTCGTGTAGTTCAAAGCGAAAGAACCCACAGAACGTCGCACTCCGTTGTCCGCGAGGAATGCCTCAAGGTTGAGGAGAAGAGCTTTTGATACAGCGCTTGGCATTAGGCGGTACTCGTGGTAGTTGGTTTCGACGTGATGTCCTGCGGTTCCCATGCCAGATCGGAGTTGCTGATTTCCCCACCGCCAACGTAGGCAGCGAGTTGCAGCGTATCGATGATCTGACCTTCCAGCAGCTCTGGGTAGGAGATGTATCCTGCCACATCCACGGTGAAGTCCAGTCCGAACATCTTCGGACCGCTCTGATCGCTCGTTGGTAACGGCAGATCAATGGACTCAGGGATCGT